GTGACACAACTGCAATTGTAGCAGAAAAGCAAAGGCTACGAGATATAACTAAAAGTGTAGATTCTTGTAAAACTACTAATGAACTTAAAGCTCTTAAATGTGAGGCATCATGAGTTCTGAAATAAAAACAAATTTAATATCCGAGGTAACATCTGGTTCTGGTGTTAGTATTGATGGATTAAACATTAAGGATTCCGCAATTAATACTGGGTCTATTAATTCTTCAGTAGTTTTTCCAGCAGGAACAATTCTTCAAATAGAAAAAGCTAAAGAAAATGTTAAAGCTACTTTGGCACAGACCACACACACTATTATAACAACTCCCACTATTACAGTAAAAAAAACAAATTCTGAATTTATTTTATTTGGACATACTGGTGGGGGATTTGATACAGGATCTGCAAATGTACTAATGTATTTTAAAAAAACTGTGAGTGGATCTGCAACAGACATTGGAGTGTTTACAGATAGCAATAGAAAAGGGGGGATATCAGCACTTCAGGTTACATCAACAAAAGGGGGTGAAGAGGCTACTACTATGTCTGGGTATTTTGTAGATAGTCCAAATCTGAGTGCAGGTTCTACGATTACATATTCTCTCATGATACGAGTAGACGATGGGACTTTTGTCAAAAATGGAATAGGGTCAGGAGCAGATGGTGTTTATGCACACAGGTGGTACTCGTCAATTCTAGTTTACGAGGTAGCAGTATGACAGAATTATCTATTACAAATTTTTTAGAAAAAAACCAAAAAGGTAACTGGTTAACTCATACTGGTACTGTTGAGTCTATAGTATGGAAAACTGGTTTTACTCCACCTAATAAAGAGACTATTGAAACAGGTGTAAAAGCAGAACAAAAAATAATTGATGATACTAAGTACCAACGGGATCGAGAACGAGAATACCCGTCTATCCAAGAATTGGTTGTTGCTCTTTATGACTCAAATGACAAAACAGAAATTGATAAAAAACGAGCAGAGATAAAAAAGAAATATCCTAAACCAGAGTAAAAAATGCCTTCAATAATACAAACAGATCGAATAGATAACCAAGCAGGAAGTACGACTTATTTGAATAGTGGGACTTTAAATAATGTCACTTTAGGAACGGCAAATGTGTTCCCTGCTGGGCACACAAAGGTAACTACGCTAACGAATGATACAGAAACTTCATTTTCGAACGCAACGAGTCATTACGAAACAATCGGGCCACATACTAAATCTGTTTCCTCTAGTGTAATCACTGCGATGGTTTGCCTCCCCATCGTAGCTAACGTGTCCAATGGAATGTGGACAATACCAATTTTAGAATTACAATATGGAGGCACATTATCCGCAGTTCAAACAGGAGGTGTATTTGGCAGTACTGGTATGGGGCCACAAATTACATTATATGGAACATGGACAGGAAAATCTGCTTCATCACATGATTTAAAATGGGGTTGGGATTACGGAGCGACAAGTTCGATGCCAGGAATAACAACATGGAATCCTGACGAAACGATAGATGCGAGAATGTCGCAATCGGCTACTTACGCAGTGATAATGGAGATTTTTGCATGAAACCAAAAAAAATAGATGCAATCGTTTCGCTTGACCCTACGGCAAGAGTTGTGGTCAGAAACAGGACGAAAGTTGATTGGCTTGATTCTAACCCGAATAATATTTCTGAGGATGCTATTCAAAATAAATGGGATGAGCTTCTCGCAGAATACGAGTCAAAACAGTACAAACGTGACCGAGCGTCTTCCTACCCACCTTTAGCTGAACAATTAGACATACTTTATCATGGTGGAGTTAATGCTCTTAAAGCTGAACTGAAGAAAACCAAAGATAAGTATCCTAAACCATGAGTGGACATCACATGAACCCTGCGGATGCTCAGTATTATAACTATCCAACCCAGCAAGTAACACAAGCTATGCCTGAAGTAAACACTTTGTACACAATGGTAATGGACCTGGGCATACCAGCGTGTGTCATCATTGCCTCATTCTGGTTCATTAAATACACAACCGATCAAGCGAGAAAAGAACGTGAAGAGTTTTGGAAAAAAGATGCAGAAAACGATACAAAGATTATGGCTATGGTTGAAAAATCTTCAGATGCCATTATTTCTATCAAATTGGCCCTTGAACAGAACACACAAGCAATCAAAGAATTAACCAATGGAAGAAATCATTGAGAAAACAACTAAAAAGGGTCTAGGAAAAGTAGATATTGACCCTAATATAAAACTTCAAATATTAAGATTCTGGGCAAGGCTTGTTATTAGTTTTGCTGCGTTTGGTCTATTTGGTTGGTTAATGTACACAATGATACATAAAACTGAACCTTTAGACCCTGGTGCATCCGATCTCATTTTTTTAGGGTTCGGAGCATTTTTACCTCTCATTGGTATGTTGTCAAAGCATTGGTATGAGAGTCCTCATGAAGATATTAAACCAACAACCACAGAACCAACAAAATCAAATGATACCAGCATTACTCCTTAATTTAGTACAATCGTTAATTGTAGATGAAGCAAGTACCTTGGCAAAAGAACATGTATCTAAAGTACTCAATGACAACCTAAGTGAAGATCAGCTTAAACTAATTGATGCAGTAGTGGATGAAATGCCAGATAATACATATAAATCTGTTAAAGATATGTTTGGATGAAAACATTTATAATGGGACTATTACTGCTAATAATAAGTAGTAGTCCTTTAGTATCTAAGGAATACACAGGAACATATAATACACAAACCATTAGATTACTTTGGATGGCTTGTTACCAAGGTACAATGAGAGTAGACCCAAGTAATCCTCATTACAATGGTGCTCTATGTGACTGTGTAGTTAATAAAACAAGGCAGAACTATACTGCAAATGAAATGCAAAAGTATAAAGGTGCTACTATGCAGAAAAATTACAATGAAATGGCTAATCAATGTAAAAGTATATTAATGTTAACACCTCCACCTATAGAATTATTTTCATGAAGAAAAAGAAGTGTCCTAAATGCGGTAAAACTAAATGTAACTGTAAATACTAATGAAACTAAGTAAGAACTTTTCACTCAAAGAACTCACTAGATCTCAAACTGCTATGAGGTTAGGAATAGATAACAATCCTAACCAAGAGCAACTCGTTAATCTCACTGCACTCTCTTGTATGGTCCTTCAGAAAATAAGAGAAGGTCATGGAAGAGTAAATGTAAACAGTGCTCTAAGGGTATTGGACTTGAATCGAGCCATAGGTAGCGGAGATACCTCTCAGCATATCCAAGGGAAAGCTGCAGATATCGAATGTCCATCTATAGATAACCTAGAGTTAGCTAAATGGATTAGGGATAACATAACATCCTATGATCAATTGATTCTTGAGTTTTATGAACCAGGAATACCTGACAGTGGATGGATTCACGTTAGTTATTGTGCAGATGGTAACAATAGAAAAAAAGAACTCACTGCTTCCAGAATAGAAGGTAAAGTAACTTACACTGAGGGTATTAATGGTTGACACACTTCAAAAACTTCACGCTGCAGTAGCCCAAGAACTCTTGGATAGAATCCAGAGTGGTGAAGCTGTTCCTGCGGATCTCTCAGTTGCCGTAAAGTTCTTAAAAGACAATGAAATTACTTCTCTTCCTGTTCAAGACAGTCCACTTAAAAACCTCTTGGATAACATGCCGTTTCCATCTAAAGAGGATATTAAGAAAAACATACTTTCCTAAAGTAGACCTTTTAGATGTGCCTAGAATCTCCAGCATGGCATTGGTGGTTTACCCATATAACTATATGGCTATATCTTTTTAGTATCCCAGTATTGATTGGGTATTTACTTATTCATATAAAGAACATAGAAATAAGAAAGGTCAAAGAGGATGAAATATGAGTCTCTTAAACAAAGGGAGCATAGAGAGGGTTATAATAAAGCTATGGGATATAAAGAAAGAAACATGGCAGATGATACATGTGAGGACTGTTATGAATCTCCATGTATGTGTAAGGAACTAGAAAACCAAAGGAAACTAAGGGAACTCAGAGGAGGAATGTGATTCAGAACAATCCTATTGTAGTTACATTAGGAGGTTTAATACTCTTCTATATAGGATTAAAAATGTTTGCAGGAGGATTAAAATCAATGGGTAACATTGAACACCTTCAGTACTTTATGAATAATCCTTATTACATGTTTCTTGGTGGAATTATAATGACTCTTCTATGGCAATCCAGTTCCTTGAGTACTACTGCAATCGTAGGTTTGGTAGCGAGTGGAATGCTACCATTAAACGCTGCAATAGCTTGTGTACTAGGGGCAAACATAGGGACTACTGGGACTATATGGTTAGCTGCATTTCACGATGGTATTCCACAAGGAACTACTAAACACATAGCAATGGTTCACACAGGAGTTAATCTGTTTATGGCATTAACACTCCTTCCTTTTATTCATTACATATCAAGATTTGTATCAAGGTTTTAAAGTGAAAGAACTCCTAGATTTCCGTAATTTCCTTTATATGGCATGGAAACACCTTAACCTTCCTCAACCTACTCCTGTTCAATATGATATAGCCCAGTTTCTTCAGGATGCTCCTAAACGTGGAGTTATAGAAGCATTCAGAGGAGTAGGTAAATCGTATATCACGAGTGCCTTTGTATGCTGGAAATTACTCCTTGACTCAGAACATAAAGTACTCGTAGTCAGTGCTTCCAAGACTCGTAGTGATGATTTCTCTACGTTTACCCAGAGACTCATTCAAGAGATGCCAGTGCTTCACCATTTAAAATCTAGGGAAGGCCAAAGACAATCAAAGATATCTTTTGATGTCGGTCCTGCTAAAGCATCCCATAGTCCATCTGTGAAGTCCGTAGGTATCACTGGACAACTTGCTGGATCTCGTGCAGATCTTATCGTTGCTGACGATGTGGAGGTTCCTAATAACTCCATGACACAAGTTATGAGAGATAAGTTATCGGAAGCAGTAAAAGAATTTGATGCGATACTCAAACCAGATGGAATGATTATGTACCTTGGCACTCCTCAAACAGAGATGTCACTCTATGAAACACTTCCTGAAAGGGGATATGAGACTAGGATCTGGCCGGGGAGATACCCAGGTGAATCTCAGGTACTCAAGTACAACAATAGGCTTGCTCCTTTTATTACGGACAAGCTGGAAAGAGATACTACACTCCACGGTCAACCTACAGATCCCAAGAGATTTGACGATACAGACCTCACTGAACGTGAATTGAGCTATGGTAGATCTGGGTTTAACCTCCAGTTTATGCTCGATACATCCCTGAGTGATGCCGATAGGTATCCATTGAAGCTCAGTGATTTTATCGTGATGTCCCTAGATTCCGATAAAGCACCTGAAAAACCTATATGGTCCAATGATGTCAAGAATAAGATCACAGAGGTTCCCAATGTAGGGTTACCAGGGGATTTCTATTATAATCCACAGGATACCGTAGGTTCATGGCTGGATTACACTGGGAGTGTCATGGCTATTGACCCTAGTGGAAGAGGAAAAGACGAAATGGGGTACTCAGTAGTGAAGATGCTCAATGGATATCTCTATATCGTAGAGTCCTGTGGGATGCAAGGAGGGTATTCCAAAGATAACCTAGAAGCACTTTCAGTTATTGCTAGAAAGAACAAGGTCAACTACATCATCATCGAGAGTAATTTTGGCGATGGAATGTTCATGGAACTCCTCAAGCCAGTACTCCTTAAAATCTATCCAGTAACAATAGAAGAAGTACGACACAACATACAGAAGGAGAAACGGATCATAGATACCCTTGAACCAGTGCTTAATCAGCATAGGCTTGTAGTGGATCAGAAGGTCATAGAAAAGGATTACAAGATGGTCCAGAACTATCCTGTGGAAAAACAATCCAAGTACATGCTCTTTCACCAATTAAGCAGGATAACCAAAGATAAAGGTGCATTAGTCCATGATGACCGATTGGATGCCCTTAGTATGGCAGTGGCATACTGGGTAGAACAAATGGCATCTGATGCTGAGAACGAGATCCAACATAGAAAGGACGAAATGATGGAACAGGAACTTGAGAAATTCTTGGCTCACGTAGTAGGAAAAGAACAGTACGAACCCTCTGTTCCAAATTGGCTGTAAACCGTTGGAAACACTACAAAGTGCAATTAAGTTGCCCTATAGAGGAACGACAAAAGAAAAAAAAAGAAAAACCTTACTATAACCTTAGATAACCTTAGTACTTAATGACCGATAAGAAGAAGAAGAAGAAGACTCCTGAAGAAATAGTAGATGAAATAGAAGCACTCATTAGTTCCTCCATTGATAACCTTGATAGACCTACGGCATTTGACTTCACTAAAGAGAAAGTGTTAGATCTTAACCTCAAGCAATTACTAAGGAGTATCCACGGTATCCGTTCTGTTTTCTGGGACTATGATCATGGGAAGCATAAGGAAGGACCAGAGGGAAGTAACGGTACTGATGTGAGTAGACCTTTTAATATCTAAGGAAGTACTCCTACTGCATTATTTCTAGAAAAAATCTGAAGGGGTAACACGTACTCTGTAGCGAAGATTTACCCCTTGGCCCCTTGTTCTCGATGTAAATCTCTGAAATCATTGATTATTTTTGTATTCCTATATCTTCTATAAGACATCTCACTCATTAATGCACTCATGTATAAGATGCATCAGTTGTATGATATCATTTATTCCTTTATCTAATATCTTAGACATCCTTGGATTATCCTTGAGATTTACCAATAAAATGACACAAGCCATACCACAGAATCTTTTAAGTGCTTGATATCATTGGATAAACACAAGATCATTTATCGTATGCTATTGATTTTATTGGTTTATTCAGGATTTCAAATGTATTTATTCTTGGCATGGTTCTTGCTATATACATTAATTTAATAATGCGATTGCAATTTCCATGCCATACTCGATTTTTTGTTCCTGCTTTTTTCACTTTTACTGCCTAATTTTTAATCATTAGTGCCTAAAATTTAAGCATATCCTCATAACTCCACTGTTTCCAACGGTTTACAGGCATCGGCAGCATAAAATCCTGCATTTATTGCCTATTTTTTAATCATTCCAGTTTGGCATGAGATCACGATTTCATGCATCATGCCAAAGTCTACCATAGTATTTTCCTTAATCATTTCAATACTTTACATCATTAACTTGTGTATTCTATGCAGGCTGGCATTAATTTAGCACTATATCCATTAAGATCAACGATAAACAAAACCATGAAATTAATCATGAATATAGTTTGGAAATACTATCTTAGAAAAAATGGTCAAAAACATTGGTTTATAGAGACTGATGAAATGATTGATGAAACTTCTAAGGATAGTGTTGAAAAATCAATAGAAGAGCAATTAGAAGCTATTCTTTAAAAATTTAGAGCAAAGGAAGACATGACACAAGGCATCAAAGTCATGTCTCTTTATGGGAAAGGTCCCTCTGCATTCATGGCAGATGTTCACAAAGTTTCTACTCTCATGAATTATGAGAGGAGCGAAGCAGGGAAAACCGATAGAAGATTCGGAATTTCTGATGGTGAGCATCTGACAAAATGTCAAAATGGATACTTCCAGAGGAGATATGAGAGAGATGGGAGAAAACCCAAGAGAATCAGAGTTAAAAGCACTGTGGAGAAAAGCATTATTGCTTCTCATAATAAGGTACAAGCAGTGAAAAAGAAAAATGCAGATCAATTCAGAAGAAAATGGGAATCAATGGGTTTTGATTCTGCAAATGATTACATGGCTTATATTAGAGGTAGGAACAACTAAGGGAAAAAATGAGGTATATTTTCATGATTGATAAACGTAGAGAAAATTTACGTCTATCAATAAAAAGAAAAGATCAATCACAAGATCTTACTGGAATAATCATGGATTACATGGTTTTTCAAGATGTATTGAGAAGAATCGAAAAAGTTTAATAACCTTAATAATGCACTTGTGTATTAGATGCATGAAAGGAAAAATGGAATTAAGTAGAAATGAATTAATAAGGATGTTCAATCCTACGGTTTACTATGATTGTTTTCAATGTGGTAGGAAAACCGTTAAGAGAATAAAAGTATGTCAAGAATGCAGTAATTATAATGAGAGAAATTGGAGAGAGATTTGTGAAAGGAATAAAAAATAGAGGAACACAGAGACACAGAGATAAATCAAAGTATTACCGTCCAAGTCTTGAAACCATAGTGGTTGAAGATGATAACCTTGGACGAATTTCACCAAACTTCCAGACTTTCCAAGAGGAAAGAGATTGGAAGGATTGGGAACCTAATAGTTATGGATATTAAAAACTATGGATAACTACAGTAGAACATTTGAAAGGAACATACTTAATGAATTTACATTCAAGTATGGAGTTGGGTTAAAACCTGAAAGTTATGAATACCGTCCTCATGGATGGATTGAGGATTATTGTGATGAACCTTCAAAAGAATTAAATTTTGATGAGAAAAAATAAAAGAATAATAAGACTAAAAAAGTCAATAGCAAGAATCGAAAAAGAGGGAAGAAGTTGGAGGGAACAACTTAAATCTCATATTAATCTAGGATCTAAAAAGATAATCATAGAGGCTATAGAATCCAAGATTAACAAAAATACTATCATCTTAACTAATAGCCTTAGAAACCTTAAAGCAATATGGAAGTAAAGGATGATGAAACAGAATAATCCTTATCAAGTAACAATAGATGGAGAATCTATTGGACCATTTGAAGTAGTATCAACGGATGGTAATACGATTACTAAAGATTACATCCTTGATTACTTTAAACTAAAAGGTAGAAATGCGAAGAGTTGGGGGGGTGCATTATTAAGACAAGCTTATATGGATAAATTAGAAAATTTTGGTGCTATGACTGAATTTAATAATCTTGTTGAATCTGGAGAAATTAAAAATGAAACGGATAATTGATTGGCACAAAAAGTTTCTTAGATGTTTTAACTGTGGTGAAACTAGAAGTGTAAAGTATGCATCTGGAGGTAACCACTATTGCAATGCTTGTATCTTAAGCATAGAAAGGAAAACTGAATGAGTAGTCCTTACAACTTGCATAATCCTTTATGCAGAGAAGTAAGTCAAAGTAGTCCAGAGGGACTAGGGAGAAACATAGCTTTCACTCTTCTTTCTATTCAGGAAAGAACATACTTACTTCCTCGTATGATGGAAGATTTCAATGTTAATCAATGGAATAGTAAATACTTCCAAAAGATTAACAAATGGAAAGGTGCTCAATACATAGAAACCCATTTGGTAGAAATGTATGAAGAAGCAATGGAAATCATATCATCTAATGTAGATGTAGAGTTGAGACTAATCCTTTTGTTCTCACAGATACCCATGATTTCTGTGGTAAAAGCTGGATTTATTACACAGATGTTAATCGGTAAAGTTGGATGCTTAGATAGCCATAATTTAGAGAAGTATGATATAGACCCAAAACGGTTCCATATTACACCAAAATTAGGAATCGAAACCAAGACCAGAAAGATTAATGATTATGTCCATATATGTAAAGAAATAGGAGGATGTAGATCACTATGGAATAAGTGGTGTAATCATGTAGGAAAGTTATATAAAAAGCAGTTTCCCAACGGTGGATTTGAGGTATCTAAACTTCACTCTGATTGTTTAGCTATGCCCTAATCCATGCACGAGTGCAATCAAAGCACTCATTCTTGTTATAACCCATAGAAACAATGGAAAGGAATCTCTATGGAATATTTTATCAAAACAGTAGAAGGCAACTCAACGAACCTATCAACGGTTCTCAATCTCAACATGCCAAGAGGTAACTACTTCAAAGCCTGTGGGATGACTTTCAGATGGGTAGGTAAAGATCCAGATGGATCTCCAAGGTTCGTCCTAGTCTCTGGAAGAGATGCCAAGGAATCAGCTTATGAACTCTCTAGTGAGTGTAGGAGACAAAACTACCTCTATGAGATGCATGAGGATGATAAACGAAGAAAACCAAAATCATTATTTAGTAGAATCTTAACCTTCTTAATTGGATGAAAGTACTATCCCTTTTCGATGGAATGAGTTGTGGAAGGATTGCCCTTGAAAAAGCAGGAGTCTACATAGAAGAGTATCATGCTTCTGAGATAGACAAATATGCTATCAAGGTATCCAAGGATAACTACCCTGACAATGTTCATCATGGAGATGTCAGGGAAGTTTCTGCAGCTGACTTTCCGAATGGAATAGATCTCCTTCTTGGAGGATCACCATGCCAAGGATTTAGCTTTAGTGGAAAGCGTTTGGACTTTGAAGATCCTAGAAGCAAGCTCTTCTTTGAATATGTGAGACTTCTCAAGGATCTCAAGCCAAAATGGTTTCTCTTAGAGAATGTTCGCATGAAGCAGGAATGCCAAGATGTGATCTCAGATCATCTGGGAGTCAAGCCTATAGCAATTAATTCAAGTCTTGTATCGGCTCAGAATAGATATCGGCTTTACTGGACGAATATTCCATTCACTGAGCCAATGGATCGCAAGATCATGCTCAAGGATATCCTAGAAGATGGATTCCTTACTGATCGTGAAAAATCACATTGCTTGGATGCCAATTATTTTAAGGGAGGAAATCTAAAGCAGTACTTTAAGAAGCACCGTAGACAATTAGTTTTCTCCCAAGATGGTTTATGCCATATCGGAGATGCTGAAGAGTACGATCACTATGCTCATGAAGCAATTAAACGAGTTTATCATCCAGATGGGAAAGCACCTACGTTAACCACATGTTCTGGAGGACATAGGGAACCCAAAGTGATGATGCTTCAGAAACCCAGAGGAAATAACAAAGGAGGTGTAACAGAACGTGATAAGAGTCCATGTCTTTCATCAAGTAGTTGGGAACAGAACAACTTTGTTGAATCTGATGGACCATCGAAATGGAGGAAACTCACTCCCAAGGAATGTGAGAGACTCCAGACTGTACCAGAGGATTATACTTCATCGGTAAGTAATACTCAGAGGTACAGAATGCTAGGCAACGGATGGACCGTTGATGTGATCTCTCATATATTTGATGAGGGATTTAATGATTGGATGAACCCTAAATTTGAAAGGTTTCATGAAATCTAGAATACACGTAAATCAGCATAATGTTAGGCATAATAAAAAACATGGTACTGATTTACCTCCAATCACAGTGAAAAGTTATAAAAAGAACATTAAATGTTCTGAAGTATCTTTCACATGTGGACGGGTTGTATACCAACCTAATAAACCTCTATCTTGCGGTGCTACATTATGGATAGAAACTGATGAACCTATAACAATTATAAAATAATGACCCATCCCGAAATAATAATTATTCTTAGACGAATAGCGGTTGCTTTAGAGGTGATTGCTAATGATTGTGAACGTGTAGTGAAAGAGGAGAATAAATGACAGTATCATTACTAAAAACACCAAAGGGAAAAGTATCTGAACCAGTTCTTCCAGATCGTGAAGAATCAAGAATTGAAGAGTGGGTCTATTACTTCTCAGAATCTCAGAACAAATGGATGCTCTTAGATGAGATGATGGTTGAACATCTATTGAAAGTGATCAAGAAAGTGGTTAGAGGTGCAGTACGGAACAATAAACCTCATGGTAAAGTACGTGATGCGAGGTTTATGGTAGTCCGTAAGGAAATCACCACGAGAACTGAAAAAGATGAATACACAGTACCATCATTTATTAGTATTTAATAAAAAACTTGATATTAACCCACATATACATTTATGACTATGTTAGATCAAACAAAGTTTGCTGATTTAGCTATGGATATCCCACAGGATGTCCAAGATCAACTGGAAACAAGGATGAGAACAATCATCTCAGATTTCTTCATTAGGATAGGTCCAATCCTGGATGACATAACGATGTCTCACATGGAGCAAGTTATGAGTATTAATGTTCAATATCAAAGTGCAAAGAAAGGAATATCTCAGGTCTTAGACACAGCTATTAGCACATCTAACCCAATCAACTGAGGATGGATATATTCAGAATGTTTGCCGTGTTATCGATGCTTGCTTTTCTCTCTTATTTCATCTCTTTGGTATGGCTCTTGTAACTTCAAAAGGAAAATATGGAATTTAAGTTAGGGACATGGAATGTCTTTTTGTCTAGACATATTTGCAGTTGTACAAAAAAATCATGTATGGAGTTTGATAATAAACAACCTGAAATCATCAAAGGATGTGTCAAAGGTACTTATTTCATTCTTGAGAAGGATAATAAAAATTAAAAAAGAAAGGTTGATATGGCATACGAAAATATAATCGAGTACCCAAGATGTGGAGCAAGATCACAGAATTTTTCTTCTGCTGTACTTACAAAATTTATGATTAGAATAAGTAAACAATTTTCTTGTGTATTTGGATACATCAATATGGATTGGTCTGAAAGGAATCGATCTCTTTTTGGCACTTTACATCGTGGAGGAGGTCTTGTTGGATAAAATAAATCAGCGGTATCATTCAGCCAGCCATCGCTATAAAAACTCACTTCAGATTGGGATATCTGTAACTGGCGGAAATTATTTTGAAAACTGGCGAACCCAATGTGGGTTTTACAGACAACTACCAATACCACCACCTATCTGATCCTTATAGGCTAAGTCGCACTAAACAGGCCCAAACTTGAGGTGTAGTGGTTAGGTAAACCCACTATAAAAAACCAATATGGACACTAAAGAATCTATAGACAAACTCATTCAAGTTTTGGACGAGTTTTCGCAACTGGATCGAGAGATGCCAGTGCAGACTATTCTTTCATTTTTGATACCTTGTACTAGTCCAAATGCTATTCCTATCAAGCAAGTTGCAGCTAGAGCAGGAATGCAACAATCCAGTGCTTCACGCAACGTGATGGCACATACAGAAGTCAACCGTAACCTCAAAAAAGGCCACAATACCTTACGTACCTTTGAAAACCCAGAGTTCAGAGTAGAAAAGTTGGTTGAGTTGACTCCCAAAGGTGAGTTACTCAGGGACAAAATCGTAGCAATAATGAATCAATAGTAAATTCTATGCCAATAAAGCAACGAGGAACCTCGTGGGAAGCATCGTTTTCCTACGAGGGCAAAAGATATCGCAGGAGTCTAACCACTCATGCATTGTGTGCAGAATGGATCGAATCAAGGAAATATGAACTAAAAAAGGGAATCACGGTTTACCCTGAGTCCAAGGACAGTGAAAATTGGTCACTCAAACAAGCCTTTAATCAACTTTTTCAGGTGGAATGGAGTGGTCAAAGATCTCAGAAAGACAACATCTATAAAATGGGTCAGATCTTAGCTCATTTTGGTGAAACTAGACCAATACGCTCTATCACAACTATTGATGTAGATAATTGGACTACAACTCTTAAAAACAGAGGAGACAAAAACACAACAATCAATAGAAAACTTGCTGGACTCCGTAAAGTCTTGAAGTTTTCACTGAAGAGAAAGAAAATTGATGAATGTCCTTATTTCACTCTTCAAAATGAAAAAGAAAACCAAAGATACCGTTGGATTACTGAAGATGAAGAAAGAAATATCCTAAAGTATTTTAAGGATTTCAAAGGTAATGAAGAGATGGAAGCATTCTTTATTATTCTCATGGATACTGGAATGAGAAGAGGAGAATTACTTGGATTAACTAAGAACGATGTGGATCTTAGAAACAATATGATATCCATCTGGTTTACTAAAGCAGATCTTCCCAGATCAATCCCAATGACTCCAAGAGTAAAAAAAGTAATTGAAGCTAAACTTAAAAGTAGTTCTCATAAATTATTTACTCATGGGATTCATTACTATCGATGGAGATGGGACATAATGAAACGAGAACTAAACCTTAAAGATGTGGTAGTTCATACCCTTAGACATACCTTTGCATCCAGGCTTGCCCAACGTGGAGGTAACATCTACCACATCAAAGAACTCTTAGGTCACCGTGATATTTCCAACACGATGATCTATGCTCACCTAGCACCTAAAGATTTAGCATCATGTATAAAACTCTTGTGCTAGTTTCATGTGTCAAATTTGTGTCATTTTTAGTGTCACATGTGGCAACTCTAAAAAAAGGTGCTCTGTAAGTTACTGATATTATTGTGCGAGAGTGATGGAATTGGTAGACATGCAAGATTTAGGATCTTGTGAGTCATTGATGCACATCTGCATTTAGTCCTAAGTAACTCACCTTATTACATAAATTTCCAGACATAACCAATGATGCTTGTGTGCATCAATATTGGTCCTTTTTCAACCTTGTGTCATAGATGTGTCAAATGAAAGAATGGTTTGATGGTGGAAAAGAATATTGGAAGGACTTGGTAGAGAAACAGATCAAGATTGAAGAGGACATGACTTCCAACTCAATCGAGAGGTTCCATAAGTTTGTCAATAGAGCAAAAGAAAGCGGAACTGAGTCTAACGCACTTCATGGAATTATGCTCATGAAGTACTCAATAGAAAACCTTTCAAAATTTATAGAAAATTTTTTAGAGGATTCAAAAACTGGAAAAGCTGGACGAAAGGTATCATCAGCACCAATTATTTCCATGTTAGATCCAGATGTCACAGGATTTATCACTCTTAAAACAGTGATGAATAGAATTTCTACTTCACAACCTTTAACTGCTCTCAGTAACCAGATTGGTCAAGAAATATGTGATGAGATTAGATTTAATATCTGGAAAGAGACTGATAACAAAACTTTTGCGAGGCTTTTGAAAAGAGTCTCTAGAAGAACTGCTAATAAGCAGTACAAAAGGTTTGGCCTTATAAAAAACTGCACGAGATTTATTGAAACTGAAAACTTAGAACTACTTTCTAGACAAGAACGGATTCATGTAGGAATTAAACTCATTGAGTTGTTGATTGAGTCCACTGGATTAGTTGAGATGTACCTAGCAGATAAAAGGAAATCTGCATACATGGTCCAGCCTACTGAGAACACGTTAAGGTGGATAGAAAAGGTTAACCTTCAGGGTCAGGATTTATATCCATCATATTCACCTATGGTTGTGGTTCCTGAACAATGGAGCAACCCAGAAAACGGAGGTTACTTAAACAAGCGTATTCCTTTTGTCAAGACATGGAAGAAAGATGGATTGAAGATCTTCAATGATAAGGATTTATCGTTTGAATATGGTGTAATTAATGCACTTCAGGCAACCTCTTGGAAGGTTAATAAGAAGGTCTTGGATGTCATGGATAGGGCATGGGATATGGATAGGAATTGGGAAGGAATACCAAACAGACATCCCATAGAGATTCCTGTGTGTCCGTACCCTAGATCACTCAAGTTTCCTGAGATGACAAATGCTCAGAAGAATGAGTACATGGATTGGAAGAACCTTGCTATTAGTACCCATAGGATGAACACAAGTAGGACATCCAAAGCAATAGCATTCACGAGAACTCTTTCGATGGCGAAGGATTATAGCCAGTACTATCAGTTCTACTTTCCCTACCAGAATGATTATAGGAGTCGTAAGTACGTTGTGAGTAGCTTTTTATCTCCACAGGGTACTGAGTATTCCAAAGCACTCCTCATGTTTAGTAAAGGAAAACCTATTGAAAACAAAAGTCACTCTGATTGGTTGGCTATTCATGGAGCAAACTGTTTCGGAGTAGATAAGTACTGTTTCAATAAGAGGATCGAATTCATAGAGAAGATGAAGGATGAGATTCTAAAGATAGCAGAAGATCCTTTCCAATGTTTATCATGGCAGGAAGCAAGTGATCCTTGGTTGTTCCTTGCGTTCTGCTTTGAGTGGAGTGAGTTCTTGAGGGTAGGGTACGGATTTAAATCCTTTATCCCTGTGTGTGTAGATGGGAGCAACAATGGACTTCAGCATTTTTCAGCAATGCTACGAGATCCAAGTTCTGCAAGAGCTACAAACTTAACGGATCAACCCTATCCTCAAGACATCTATCAAGATGTAGCAGATAAATGTACTGAGGAGTTAAAGAAAAGGAGTTCCAGAGAACTCTTGGCTAGACAATGGCTTGACCTCAATACCGTGGATCGTAAGCTATGCAAAGGTCCAGTGATGGTTGTTCCATACGGAGGAACCAGGCATACGTGTAGAGAAAAGATTGAAAATACCATCCACGATAGAGTGGGATCGGGTCAATTGAAGACTCCTTGGATGCATGATGTATTCAAAGAAACATCCTACTTAGCTAATATCATGTGGGATATCATCGAAGATACTGTTTCATCTGCTAGAGTCGCTATGGATTACATCAGAGATGTCGCAGACTTAGCTTCTAAACATAAAAAGATGTTGAGTTGGGACACACAGACAGGATTTCCTGTGATTCAGGATTATCCTGACCTAAAACTTTATAGAGTTAAAACCCACATAAATGGGAACCTTATATGGCCCAGATGTTATGAACCTGATTTAACCAGAGTGGACTCTAAAAGACAGAGAAATGGTTCCTCTCCTAATTTCATCCACTCCCTAGATGCCACAAATTTGTCCAAAACTATCCACTCATGCATTAAGTCTGATATCAAAGACTTTATGGTGATACACGATCAAGTAGGAACCCATGCTTGTAACATGGAATATTTAAACAAGATGCTGAGAGAGACATTCGTTGAGATGTATTCGTCAAGGGATGTTCTTGAGGTACTGTGGGACTTTACGAAGACCTTGGACAAGGATTTTCCAAAACCTCCCACTAAAGGGAACTTGGATCTGACAGAGGTTCTCAGGTCTAAGTATTTTTTTGCATAAATTAATGCATAAGTGCAATTAAGTTGCCCTATAGAGGAAGACTAAAGGATAAACCTTAGTAGTCCCATATTTGATAACCCAATCATGGAAGATGGATTCAAATGCCACAACAAAAACTCGTTACACCAGTAGGTAAAGCTGAATATGCTCACGTTCATACTCCTGACACTCGTTTCAATAGCGATGGAGTATGGAGTATAGCATTGAGACTCCCTGCTTCATCGGATGAAGCTAAATCACTCATGGAAGTATTGGATGAGGGAGTCCAGAACGCTGGAAAGCAATTCAAGGAAAAGCAGATCGCAAATCCTCCTTACAAGGAAGATGGTGATGATATTCTGTTTCGTTTCAAGCAGAAAGCAATCATTAGATCTCGTGCAGGAGAAGAGTGGACTACTACAGTTAATGTGGTTGACTCTAAGTTAAACCAGATCCCTAAGACTATTGCAGTAGGCAATGGAAGCAAGGTACGTGTCTCCTACACACTCAGACCTTACAAGTCTATAAATGGTGCAGGGATCGCAGCTGATCTCAGTGGAGTCCAAGTCTTGGACCTTGTGGAGTACAATCCTAATAACAACGAGTTTGCTGAAGCTGATGGATTCACTGCTTCAGAAATTCCAACAAATGAAAAGGAGAACTTCAAGGTCAAGGAAACAGAAGACGAAGACTTCTAAGTATCGGTCAAAATTTGAGGAAAAAATTGCTGAGAATCTAGGTAACCGAAAAGTTACCTTTGGATATGAGACTCAGCAAATTCCTTACACTCTTCACAAACATTACAAACCAGACTTTATTCTTCCTAATGGAATTATGGTTGAAGCAAAAGGATGGTTTAGATCACAGGACCAAAGAAAACATAGGAACATCAAAGATCAAAGTCCAGAGTTGGATATTCGATTTGTGTTTATGAGATTAACTTCAAGGGTCCAAGGTTCAACCATGACATGCCAAGAGTGGTGTGAAAAATATGGTTTTAAATATTCCGAAACAACAATCCCTAAAGAATGGATCAAAGAAAGGCATTGAAGCTATGAGAATTCCAAGGATGGAAGGAGGAGATTTGAAGTACTCGTTCTCTTATGAGGACACGTACTCAGGAACCTCTGTTAATGTTGACATGACAACGGAAAGTTTGACTGATGTTCTTGAACATTTCTCTAACTTTTTGAATGCATGTGGATTTTCTTATGTCACCAAAGTTTCAGCAATGTATGACGATGACTCTGGAATAGATAGTGAGGGTAATACTTTCTATGAGGATGATCTCACATACGATGATGATGAAGAGGAGGACGAAGAGGATGATGGAGACTACGAACAAAAGTGAGTTCGTTGGACATGAACCATGCCCCAAGTGTGGATCGCACGATAACTTAGCGAGATACACAGACGGTCATGGTTTTTGTTTCGGATGTCAATACTACGAACACGGTAATGAAACTCAAGGAACAGTAGTGAAGGATAATAAAATGGATTTTATTGAAGGTGAATTTACTCCTCTTAACAAGAGAAAACTCAGTCAGGAGACTGTGGAGAAGTGGGGATATCAACAAGGGGTTCATAAGGATAAAAAAGTTCACCTTGCTAACTACCGTGATGCTAAAGGCAACCTCATTGCTCAAAAAGTACGGTTCCCTAATAAAGACTTTCTTTTCATCGGTGATACCCAGAACTCTGGGTTATACGGACAACATCTCTGGAGGGATGGTGGAAAGATGGTAGTGGTAACTGAAGGAGAATTGGATGCTCTTTCAGTATCACAGATTCAAGGTAACAAATGGCCTGTGGTTAGTGTTCCTAATGGGGCAGCTGGAGCAAAGAAAGCATTGGCAAAACAATTGGAATGGCTGGAGAAATTTGAGTCAGTAATCCTCATGTTTGACAATGATGAAGCAGGACTCAAAGCAGTGAATGATTGTGTCACGTTGTTTTCCCCAGGCAAAGTAAAGATCTGTAAACTTCCTTTAAAGGATGCTTCTGAGATGCTCCAAGAAGGGAGATCAAAAGAAGTTGTTGAGTCTATATGGGAAGCAAAGGTATTTAGACCTGACGGTATAGTAGATGGTAAGGATCTTTGGGATCTTATTTCATCTAATGATGTTAATGATAGCATTGACTATCCGTACCCAGGTTTGAATGCAAAGACTATGGGTATCCGTAAAGGAGAAATAGTCTGTGTTACCGCAGGGTCAGGCATCGGTAAGTCTCAGGTGTGCCGTGAGATTGCCTATCACATGCTCCTCCAAGACAAAAAGGTTGGTTACATTGCTCTTGAAGAGTCCAACAAAAGAACTGCATTAGGTTTCATTTCCTTATATCTCAATCGGCCCATTCATCTCCAGAATGTTGAAGTCAGTGAAGATGATCTCAAGGATGGTTTCAAGAATACCTTGGGAACTGGAAACTTATACTTCTATGACCATTGGGGATCTCAAGAAGTAGATCACCTTCTTTCTAAAGTCCGTTACATGGTGAGAGGTTTGGGATGTGAGTACATCATCCTAGATCATATCTCTATTGTAGTCAGTGGTATGGAAGGTGGAGATGAACGAAGGATGATTGACAACGCAATGACTAAACTTAGAAGTCTTACTGAGGAAGTCCAATGCGGAATGATTCTAGTTTCTCATCTTAAAAGACCTTCAGGAGATAAGGGACATGAAGATGGTGCTAAGACATCCCTTGCCCAACTCAGAGGAAGTCACTCACTTGGTCAATTATCTGACATTGTTATTGGTTGTGAAAGGGATCAGCAAGGTGAGAACCCAGATGTTACCAAGGTCAGAGTCCTGAAGAATCGATGGACAGGAGAAACAGGAATAGCTACTCAACTTCATTACTCCAAAGCAACTGGAAGAATGACTGAAGTAGAGTTTACAGAAGAGGAAGGATCAAATAATGACTTCTGAAATTAATACTACTCTTCTATCTGACGAAGAGTTTGAAGCATGGTACTTAGGGATAAGTTTAAATGAATTGAAAAAACTTAGATCCAATCATTATAGTTTTATTGATGTTCCAGAAGAACCACTACCAGTAAGAAAAAAGTATGGGAATAAGTACGTTAAGTTCCTTGATTAGTATCACTCCAGAGAGAGGATGATTTTATGAAAAAATTTTTTATGGATTTAGAGACTGACGGTTTGCTTGATGAGCTAACTAGGGTCCATTTGATTGTTTGTAAAGAAGTTGAAACTGGTGAGTACTTAATTGGAAGAGACAAGAAGGGGATTAAAGATGTCCTTGAGGTCATTCAAAGTAGTCACCTAATTGGTCACAACCTTCTTGGGTTTGACCTAGAAGTTTTAAATAGACTCTACGGTTTTAAAGTTCCCACTCACCAAGTCACCGATACCTTAATACTTTCAAGGTTGCGTTACCCAGATCTCAGGAACAGGGATTTTGAGAAACGTGAATTGGAATCCAAACTTCAGGGTTCACACTCCCTTAAAGCATGGGGATTGAGACTTGGATTTACCAAAGGTGACTATGGTGAGCATGAAGGTGCTTGGGATTTCTATGATAAAGAGATGGAAGAGTACTGCATCAGAGATGTGGACTTGACCCATAAGTTATATGAATTCCTTGATGTAGATAGAGATCGAACAGATGTTTCCTTGGAGCATGATATAGCAAAGATCTGCTATGACCAAGAGTGGTTTGGATTTCCTTTTGATACTGAGAAAGCAGTGAAACTCTACGGTGAGATCATTGAAAGAAAAGATAAGTTAGGAAAGGAACTTCAAGATGCATTTGGTTCATGGGTTTTAGATGAAGGTGAACGAAAGAAAGGATTCTATCACAAGATTTCTATTATTAAATTCAATCCTAATAGTAGAGCACATATAGCTAAACGCTTGAAGGAATTGAGAGGTTGGGAACCAAAGGATTTTACTCCTTCTGGAGAACCTAAAGTAGATGAGAAAGTCTTATCCACTTTGGACTATCCAGAAGCTCAATTAATGAGTGATTACCTTATGCTTGCCAAGAGGATAGGACAGATATCTGAGGGTAACCAAGGTTGGCTCAAACTTGAAAAGAAAGGAAGACTACATGGCAGGGTCAACACGATGGGGAGTATCACAAGTCGCTGCTCTCATTCGCATCCGAACACGGCTCAAGTTCCTAGCATTGGCTCATCCTATGGGAAGGAGTGCAGAGAACTTTTTAAGACAGATCCAGGGTTTTCCCTTCTGGGATGTGATGTTTCTGGTCTTGAACTGCGGTGCTTGGCTCATTATATGGCTAATTATGACGATGGTGCATACGGTAAAGTGCTTCTTGAGGGAGATATACACACTGCCAATCAAGAAGCTGCAGGACTTCCATCGAGGGATGCAAGTAAAACTTTCATCTATGCATTCCTTTATGGTGCTGGAGATCAGAAAATTGGTTCGATCCTTGGGAAAGGTGCTTCAGTGGGTAAAAAAGTTAAGAACCAATTTCTTAGGAAGACTCCTGCATTAAAGGAGTTGAGGAAAGCAGTACAACGTAAAGCATCCAAAGGTTTCCTAAAGGGATTAGATGGAAGAACAATCCCTGTGAGATCTGAACATGCTGCATTGAACACACTCTTTCAGAGTGCAGGAGCAATCATCTGTAAAAGATGGGTTGTTGAACTACATAAGTTGCTGGAGTTGGAAGGGTACACTTATGTCAAAGACTATGCACAAGTGGCTTTTGTGCATGATGAGATACAAATGCTAGTCAAGGATGATTATGTCAGAGATATCGGAAACCTCGCAGTTAAGGCAATTGGAGTTGCCGGGAATGTCTACAACTTCCGAATCCCTCTCACTGGAGAGTGGACAAGTGGAAGAAATTGGGCTGAAACACACTGATGGTATTCACTTCACTGGACAAGCAGGAGAGCACCTTGTGTGCTACCTCTTTCACATGTGGAAATATAATGTGTTTCAACCACTTAATCCTAGAACTAAATGGGATTTTGTAGTTGAAAGGGATGGTAAGTTTAAAACAATCCAAGTTAAGACTATTGGAACAGATAGAGAATATACAACTATTTCACATGGTACTTCATATCATGGAACTAAACCGAAACATGTTACAGAAGGAGAATATGATTACCTTTGCGTGTGTAAATTTCCAGTAATCTACGTTATTCCTTTTTATAAACTATCCAGTTTTACAGTAGTTAGTTTAAGAAAGTACCCTAAATACAAATGGGACTTAAATGATCCAAGAACCTACCAATATAGAAAAGTAATATGAGAACAAAACTATTAGTTGATGCAGACTTGTTAGTTTATAAAACTTCAAGTGTTACTGAGGTTCCTATCAATTGGGAAGGTGATTTCTGGACATTGCATTGTGACTTTGCCCAGACCAAGAAACTTATTTCTGACCAAATCCATGCACTTGTGGATAAAGTTAAGGCAAATGATGTATTATTATGCTTCTCTCATTATGACAACTTCAGAAAGTTAATTAATCCTGAGTACAAACTAAACAGGAAAAAGGTACGGAAACCTATGTGCCTTAATCCTGCCAAGGAATACTGCAAACAAGAGTTTAAGTGGTTGGAAAAACCTTGGTTGGAAGCAGATGATGTAATGGGAATTCTTGCTACTAAAGAATCCGAAAGTAAATACGTGATCTTTAGTGAAGACAAAGACCTCTTAACGATTCCTGGATTCCATTGGGATGCAGAGAACGAAACTATTTGGGAACAAACCAAAGAGGTTGCCGACTACACATTCTACAAACAAATCTTAACAGGAGATTCCACAGATAATTACTCTGGATGTCCTGGAATTGGTCCAAAGAAAGCTGAAGATACACTTCAGAATTCTAAGACAGAAGTGGAAATGTGGAACTCAGTTATAAGTGCTTTTAAAGCAAAGAAACTCAGTAAAAACTTTGCAATTACTCAAGCAAGAATGGCAAGAATTCTTAGATGTGGTGAGTACATAGTTAACGAACCTATCTACTGGAATCCACCGTTGGAGAAATAACATGGCAGATTACAACAAAGATGAGGAAGAACGAATGGCAAAGTTTAAAGCTGATGAGTTTAATAATCCTACTCACTATACCAACGGATTAGAAATACAACCATTGGATTACATCATAGGTAATCAAATGGATTTCCTTGAAGGAAATATAATTAAATATGTAACTCGTTATCCGCAGAAAGGTGGAATTAACGATCTATACAAAGCAAGAGTATACATTAACAAATTAATCGAAAGAGAAGAAAAAAATGCTTGATTTACCTACACAGTACCAACAATACATTCACCTATCCCGATACTCCAGATGGGACTATACAAAAGAACGGAGAGAAACATGGGAAGAAACTATAAATAGGTACTTTGATTTCTTTAAAGACCACTTAGAAAAAAACTGTAATTACTATGTGGAACCTGAAGTAATTAAAGAACTTAAAACAGCAGTACTTCAACAAGAAGTAATGCCATCAATGCGATGTTTAATGACAGCAGGACCAGCATTGGAAAAAGAAAACGTAGCAGGGTATAATTGTTCATACCTTCCTATAAATAGTGTACGTTCATTTGATGAAGTACTTTATGTTCTCATGAATGGTACTGGTGTAGGTTTTAGCGTAGAAAGTAAGTACACTGATCTATTACCATTTGTCCCTGAAGAACTCCATCAGACTGATACAGTTATTGATGTACGAGATAGCAAATTAGGATGGGCAAAAGCATTTAGAGAACTTATTAGTTTACTCTATGCTGGTTTAATTCCTACATGGGACTTAACTAAGATTAGAAAAGCTGGAGCACCCTTAAAAACATTTGGAGGTAGAGCTAGTGGACCTGATCCCCTTAACAAATTATTTCTTTATACTTGTAAAATATTTAAAAATGCAAAAGGACGAAAACTTAGACCAATTGAATGTCACGACATCGTTTGTAAAACTGCGGAAGTCGTGGTGGTTGGTGGTGTACGTAGGAGTGCTCTTATTAGCCTTAGTGACCTTGGTGATGAGCAAATGCGACAGGCCAAAGCAGGAGCATGGTGGGAAGATTTTGGACATCGAGCCTTGGCAAACAATTCCGCAAACTATCACTCCTACCCAGACACAGGAACCTTCCTTAAAGAATGGACTTCCTTATATGAATCAAAATCTGGAGAACGTGGTATATTCTCAAGTTATAACTCCAAAAAACAAGTTGAGCGATTCAAAGATAGGAGGGAACCTAGAGATGACTATGGAACTAATCCATGTTCTGAAATAATCCTTAAACCAAGAGAGTTCTGTAATCTTTCAGAGGTAGTAGTACGTGCAGAAGATAGTAAGGATGACATTAAAAATAAAGTACGTTTAGCAACGATACTTGGGACTTGGCAAAGTACTCTTACAAAGTTTAGATACCTCACTAAAGAGTGGAAAGAAAACTGTGAAGAAGAACGATTATTAGGAGTTAGTCTTACTGGTATCATGGATAATGAATTCATGGCAGACCAACTTGATCCTAAACTTCCTGAGTTCCTCAAAGAGTGTAGGAATGAAGCTGAAGTTACTAACAAGTTTTGGGCTACTCAGCTTAAAATTAATCCTTCTGCAAGTATCACATGCATAAAACCTAGTGGTACAGTATCGCAACTTTGTGATAGTGCTTCTGGTATTCACGCAAGGCATTCTGACTATTACATTAGGACTGTAAGAACAGACATGAAAGATCCTTTATGTACCCTTATGGTAAATCAAGGAGTACCTCATGAACCAGATGTAACTAAACCAGAGCATACTATGGTTTTCTCCTTTCCAATTAAAGCTCCAGATGATAGTATCAAGCGTAATGATTTAAGTGCTATAGAACAGTTAGAACTATGGTTACTTTATCAAGAACATTGGTGTGAACATAAACCAAGTATTACTATCTCAGTTAAGGAAAATGAATGGGTAGAAGTAGGTGCTTGGGTTTACAACAATTTCCATAAGATTTCTGGTATTTCTTTCCTTCCTTATAGTGAACACATTTACAAACAAGCACCGTATCAAGAATGTACTCAAGAAGAGTACCTTGAACTCTTAAAGAAAATGCCTAAACTTAACTGGAAGGAGTTGCAAAAGTATGAATCAAAAGACTATACTGAAGGTTCTCAAGAACTTGCATGTGTAGGTAACTCTTGCGAAATAAACTAATATGATCGGGATATACGGAATAACACAAGAATTAGTAGATAAACTTGATAACCTATATCCCGATAAATTACCAAAAGATCCTACTTCTATTGAGCATTTATATTATCTACAAGGACAAAGAGTAGTAGTGGATCAACTTAAACAACTTTTTAAAGAAAGTACTGAAGAAGGTGAAATAAAAACCTTATTCTCTTAAAGGAAAGGATGGTGATCTAAATGTGTGGAAAATCTTGGCAAGAAGGGAAATGGAAAGACAGACTTGGAGGTGAAATGCAAGGTGGAGGATGGGAACAACTAGGTCAAGGAGAAGATAAAAGATGGTTAGGTGCAGGACTAGGAGCAGAACATGAATTTCATAGATTAAATTTAGATAAAAGAGATTCATTTGAAAAAAATTGGGCAAGAGGAAACTGGATGAGAAGGTTAGGTATGGACCCAGATGTTTTTAATAATCAAGAAAATTCCGTAGACTCTGATGTTTCTGGTATTAGTTCTATCTATGATTCAAGCACTGGAGGTTCTGGAGGAAAAAACAAATCTGCTAGACTTGCATCTAACAAAAGTGCTGGCATAGGTAAGAAAAAGTTAACCATCAAACCTAAGAGTTATGCATAATGTGTAATGCACAAATGCTTTCTAGCCTTGGTAGATATGGAGATACAGAAATAGCCCATGTAAATCCCCAAGAAAAACAAATGTTAGAGAACATGGGAGGTTCTGGTACTACAAATCCCATGACAGGATTAAAAGAATACCATAGTAAATGGTATCCTCATAGCCATGCTTCTATTCCTACTCCTAAAATAATACCCCCTCCTACTCCTAAAATAATACCTCCTCCTATTCCTAAAATAATACCTCCTCCTACTCCTAAGATTATTTTGGATGATGCTCCAGATATTGCTGAACAAGTAGATACTTTTGTAGATAAAAATACCAAAAGTTTACCTGAATATGATGTTGAGGAACAGTACCAAGATTCTACTATTGACCAACTCTTGGAAGGAGATCTTACCCTTGACCAAGCAGTAGATAAGAATTACCAAGGTGGAGATATTGATTTCTTTGGTGAAGCAGTACAGTACATTTGGAATGAGGTAGATAAAATGAGAAAAGGTGAGCAAACTCAAACTGAACAATCTGCAAATGATACTAAAGATATAATTGAGGATTACAGTGATACAGTTCAAGACTTACCAGATCAATTCTATGAACAGTTAGATACTTTAGGTAATTCTGGTGTAGAAGGATTTAACTCTTTAATTAGTTCTTTAGATAAGAATAGTAAAGCTACTTCTGAAGGAGGAATAACTCCAGTAACAAGAGGTGGAGAAGAATTAGTAGAAGAAGACTTAGCTACACTTCAGAACGATCCTAAGAGTCACCTTAGAAGAAAGAAAAGAGGTAAGAAACAATTCAGAATAAGTTCCCCTGGTGTAAATGTAGGTGGTGGTGGTTCTGGACTCAAAATAGCTTAAAACTACTATGGTAGAAAAAATACAGTTAGACACTAATTACAATAGTGATAACGAAGGTTACGTTAAAGCTAGATACACTCATTTATCAGCATCACGAGATGTCTTTCTTCAGAGAGCAAGGGAAGCATCTGCGATAACTATTCCTTCCTTGATGCCAAGAGAAGGTCATAATTCCCATAACAACTTAGTAACTCCCTATCAGTCCGTAGGAGCAAGAGGTGTAAATAACCTTTCCAGCAAACTGCTACTTACCCTCCTACCTCCTAACTCTCCTTTCTTTCGATTAATCATCGATGACCAAGAAATGCAAGAGCTTACCAAAGGATCTGATAAGGGAGTTATTGAGGAAGCACTGTCCAAAGTGGAACGTGCAGTTATGCAGGAAATAGAAGTAAAAGCCATACGTGTTCCTGTGTTTGAAGCATTAAAGCAATTAATAGTTACAGGAAATGTACTTCTCTTTATGCCTCCCAAGGGAGGACTAAGAGTATTTAAACTGGATAGGTTTGTTTGTAAACGAGATATGATGGGTAACATCCTAGAGATCATTACCTTGGAATCTCTTGCATATAAATCACTTCCTGAGAGTGCTAAAGAACTCTTGACTGAGAATGAAGGATCAACTGCGGATCTCCGTAATGTTGATCTTTATACTTGTGTAAAACTAGAGAAGAACCGTTGGAAGGTTCATCAAGAGATCGAAGGAATGGTAGTTCCAGGAAGTGAAGGATCTTATCCTAAAAATAAACTTTCATGGATACCATTGAGATTCACGAGAATTGATGGTGAGGATTATGGAAGAGGATATGTAGAAGAATATATCGGAGACTTACGTTCCCTTGAAGCTCTTACTAAAGCAATCGTTGAGGGATCTGCTGCTGCCGCCAAGGTTTTATTCTTAGTCAGACCTAATGGAACTACGAGACTCAAGACACTTGCAGATTCACCTAACGGAGCAATTGTAACTGGAGATGCTAATGATGTAACTACACTTCAAATTCAAAAAGCTACTGACTTCAGGATTGCAGAGTCTACTGCAAAGGTTCTTGAGGACAGACTCGCATACGCTTTTCTTCTTAACTCTGCAATTCAGAGAGATGCAGAACGTGTAACTGCGGAAGAGATTAGACTCATGAGTCAGGAATTAGAAGCATCCTTGGGTGGAATCTACTCCCTTCTCAGTCAGGAATTTCAATTGCCTATGGTCAACTTGATGATGAACGCAATGCAGAAGGATAAGAAACTTCCTAAGTTCCCTGACGAATCCCTTAAACCCTTAATCGTAACAGGAGTCGAAGCACTTGGCAGAGGTCAAGACCTTAATAAACTAGCTAATTTCCTCAAACATCTTCAACCGTTTGGACCTGAGATTCTCCAGAGAGAAATGAATATCAGAGACTACATTGATAGATTAGGAGCATCCCTTGGAATAGATATGGATGGATTAGTTAAATCTCAAGAGCAACTTCAACAAGAAGCTCAACAAGCACAAGAACAACAACAGCAAGCAATGATGCAAGAAGGTATGAAGAATGTAGCTGAAAAAGCTGCACCGCAGATGATGATTAATGCTGCTCAAAACCAAGATATGCAACAACAAGAAGGACAATAATTATGGTGGATAAAGTACAAGCCTTTGAACCTCCTGCACCTGAGAGTCAGGAACACATAGATCAGATGATACAAAAAGCTGATGAAGCTGAAGTAATCCCTAGTGAATCTATGGAATCCTCAAGACCTGAATGGTTACCTGAGAAATTTCAGAATCCAGAGGATATGGCAAAAGCATATGGAGAACTTGAAAAACAATTCAGTAGCTCAAGGCAACAAGAACAACCACAGGAACAACCAGAGCAAGGCCAAGAACCTTCTAATGCTCAAGAGTATGTAGAAAGTAAAGGGTTAAATTTTGAAGATATGTCCAAAGAATATCAAGAAAACGGAAGTTTAAGTGATGATACTTATTCTCAATTAGAACAGTCAGGAATACCAAGACACATGACTGATAGTTGGATACAAGGTCAACAAGCTATTTCCGATAAAATGACTAATGCTGCTTTTAATGCTGCTGGAGGAGAAGAAAACTTTAATACATTAACAGAATGGGCAAAAGTAAACCTAAGTGAGCAAGAAATAAATGAGTATAACAAAGCTATATCTATAGCTGATCCTAGTACCATTAGATTTACTGTAGAAAGTCTTAAATCTAGGTACGAAAGTAAAAACGGACAACAAGCTAATCTACTCACTGGAGAAACAAGTAATAAAATGTCAGGAGATAGATATGAATCTGTTACACAATTAACAGATGCTATGAAAGATCCAAGGTATCAAACTGATCCTGCATTTAGAGAACAAGTAACAAATAAGTTGCAAAGATCTAATATAATGCAGTAATATTTAGGTTGATTTTTTTAACGGAGTAAGTATTGCCCTTTGCGGAGGATAACAAGTCACTGAAACTTAGAAGTAATCGCTAATTTTTTGATTTAATATATGCACTAAAGCATTAAATACATACATATAGCTATTCTAAGGAGAATTTAATATGGCTACATATACTGGTGTAAGTCCTCTAGGAAACAGTAATGCGATTGATTATGTAGGTCACCGTACTGGTCAAACAAACGCTACTGGTTCCTCAAGGCAATTATTTTTGAAATTGTACGCTGGAGAAGTGATGTCTGCGTTCCAGACAAAGAACATCATGATGCCTTACACACGTACACGCACAATTTCTAAAGGAAAAAGTGCTCAATTCATCATGACAGGCAAGTACCGTGATGCTGCCTATCATACTCCCGGACAAGAGATTTCCCCTGCTGCCAACGCAAAGAATTCTGAGCGTATTGTGTCAGTAGATGATCTCTTAATTAACGCTCAGTTCATCCCCAATATTGATGAGGCGATGCAACATTACGATGTCAGATCCATCTATACCCAAGAAGCAGGATATGGACTTAGTAAAGTTGCTGACCAGAACATTTTGAGGATGGCAGTAAAAGCTGCATTAGTCACAAACAAGCAACGTGCATCTAAGTTAATCCAAGATTATTCAGGAACTGGATGGGATGACGAAGATTTCACATCTAATGTCACTTATGCTGCAAATTTAGCTAATTCAAAAAAATCTGGTTACATGGTAGAAGGATTGATTGAAGCTAAACGAATCCTTGAGATGGCAGGAGCACCTACGGATGATCTTATTTGCATCATGGCAACTGATCAGTACTACAGATTGTTCATGACTCAACAAAACAGTGAAGCAATTACAAGCATGATTGCTTGGAATCGTGACATTGGTGGGTCTGGATCAGTTGCAGGACTTGACTTTCCTACTATTGCAGGAATTCCAGTTGTAAGAACTCCACATTTGGGAACTTATGCTGCTGGAGCTTCTGGAGCATGGACTGATTCACTGTGGAGCACTGGAACAACTACTGGTCCACAACCATTAGGATCAGATCATTCAAATCGTGCTGCGATTTATGATATTCCAGCTAACTACAATGGTGTAGTTAACGATGGTTCAAACATCGGACACCCAGATGGTCTTGATGGAACTACCAATGGTATTAACCTCAGAGGTGAAGCTGCAAAAGTACGTGCGATTGTCATGCACAAAGATGCAGTTGCAACCGTTAAGTTGATGGATCTCAGTGTTGAATCTGAGTATCAAATCCAACGACAAGGTACGTTGATCGTGAGTAAATATGCGATGGGTCATAACGTACTCAGGCCAGCTATGGCAGTAGCTCTAGTGGCTCCTGCTTCATAATAACTGGTAACCTCTAACCAAGGGGAATCTTAGGTAAATCTAAGGTTCCCTTTTTTTACATTCAAAGAATACTATGGCAATGACTCCTACTTCAGAACTAGATGCAGTTAATCAGATGCTTGTCTCTATTGGAGAAGCACCAGTTAATGTACTTAATTCTGGATTGCAGGAAGCAGAAATTGCCCAGACAACTTTAACTAATGTAAGTAGAGATGTTCAGTCACAAGGTTGGTATTTTAATACTGAATTAAGATATACATTAGCTAGAAATAGTGACAACGAAATTGTACTGCCTACTAACTGTGTAAAAGTAGATAGAACTCAAGTTTATAGAGATTATGACACTGATGTAGTAGAGAGAAATCGTAAATTATACGATAGAGTAACTAACTCTTATACATTTGATAAAGACTTAGTACTTAACATGGTAGTTCTTTTAGATTTTAATGAATTACCAGAAGTAGCTAGAAGATATATTACTCTTAAAGCTGCAAGAATGTTTCAAGATCAAACAGTGGGTGCTCAAGAATTACATGGGTATCAAATTAATGATGAACAATTTGCATTCCTTGCACTCAGAGAAGCTGAATCAGAATCAATGGATTACAACGTATTTGATAACTACGATACCTACAGAGTCTTAGATAGGACTATTACCAATACAGTTATAAATGATTTAACTACCTCGTAAAAAGATATGCCATTAGTATCAAGCACGATACCTAACTTAATCAATGGTGTATCACAACAAGCCCCAGAGGTTAGGTTACCCACTCAAGCTCAAGTACAAGAGAATGGTTTATCTTCTGTAGTTAATGGATTAGAGAAAAGACCTGGAACTGAACATATTAAGAAGTTGTCAGGAGTAACTGCTTCTAATGTTACCAATGCTTTTATCCATACTATTCAAAGGGATGACTCAGAATCCTACTCATTAGTAATAGGAAAAGACGGTAACAATCCTTTTCTTTATGTTTATGATAGAAATGGTTTTTCCTACCCAGTAAAAAATAAAGATAACACTACTTTAGTAACTGGACATTTAACTTACTTTTCTTCAGTAACTACACCATCTTCAGATATTACTGCTACTACTATTGCTGACAATACTTTTATAGTAAATAAGAAGAAAGTAACAGCAATGGCTACTTCTACTTCTAATGTTTCAGGACAAGATGAAACAGGAATAACAAGTCCTACTGGATCAGATTCTTTAACATCACCTTCTACCCATGAAGCATTGATATACGTTAAACAGGGAGACTATAATTCTAAATATGAAATTACGTTAAAAAAAGGAAGTAATACTTACAAAGTAAAATACCTTACTCCTTCAGCTACTCCCTCGCAAAACCAGACATACGTAGGTACTGATAAGATAGCAGAGGTACTTATGAATGGGCAAAGTGCAGTAGAATACGATTCAACTGGTGGAACTGGAAATGAAAACGGAGAAAATGGTGGAGCTACTCAGTGGGGAATATCTCAATCTCAGGCTACTACAATTCCTTCTGCTGGTGGTACTTTCTACCAAGCAAACACCAAGGTAGGTTTTGGTGGAGAACTTCCAGCAACAAGTGCTCCTTATTATGACAAACTTACTAACTCAACAATTACAAATGATGGATTTATTTTTACAAGGAACGGCAATGTTATTCATGTTAGGTGCAGTAGTGCTTTTGAGCTAACAAGCAGTGACAGTCACGGTGATAGAGATTTATTTGCGTGGAACAATGATGCACTTAAATTCACCGATCTTCCTCCTAGAAATGTACCTAATAATTTTCTTCTCAAAATCGTAGGAGACAATGCCAAGAATCAAGATGACTACTATGTAAAGTTTGAAGCTGCTACTGGATCTATAGGTGATGGAGTGTGGAAAGAATCCACAGGAAAAGGCCAGAGTATTCATTTTGATGTAACTACTATGCCCCATCGTTTAGTAAGGCTATTTGATGATGCAAACATTGATTCAACCAATAACCCACAAGGAATTACTTTTGTTTATGAACCAGTTATTAGAAAAGAAGACACCTCAAGAACAGTTGGAGGAGTATCGAATTACCAATATCAAAGATATGGGTGGAATCCTCGCAAATGCGGTGATTCTATTAGTAATCCTACTCCTACTTTTCTTGGTCTTAGTATTGCCGATATATTCTTCCATAGAAATCGTCTTGGGTTCCTGAGTGATGAGAATGTAATCTTCAGTGAAGCAGGGAATTACTTTAATTTCTTTGCTACTACAGTACTCACAGTTCCCGATACCAACCCCATCGATGTTGCCGTTAGTAACAACCAAGTTTCTTTCCTCAAACACGCTATACCATTTAATGAATCGCTTTTACTTTTTACAGACCTACAACAATTCAAACTTACTGCTGAACAAGCACTTACTCCCACAGATGTATCAATTGATGTCAGTACCCAGTTTGAAACGAGCACATTATCTAAACCAGTGCCAGCAGGAAAATACGTTTTCTTCTCTTTTAAACGAGGTGAGTATTCTGGAGTTAGAGAGTACTTTGTAGACTTCACCAATGAGGTCAACGATGCTACTGAAATAACCTCTCATGTACCTCAGTATATTCCAGGGGAAATCAAGAAACTTATTTCATCTAGTAACGATGATATGCTCTTGTGTCTCTCTAATGATGCTACATTCAACAAGAATATCTATATCTATAGGTATTTCTGGCAGGGAGAAGAAAAACTTCAGTCAAGCTGGAGTACTTGGAGCTTTGATGCAGAGATCCTAGATGCTTCATTCCTTGGATCAGTCCTTTATATACTCTTTAAAAGAACAGATGGGATTTACCTAGAGTCAATCAATCTATCCACTGATACCGCAGAAGCAGTAATGAATGATAAGACTCCAGTACTCTTGGATCGCAGGGTAAAAATCAAATCTAGTACCTCCGTAGATACCATAAGTGACATTGAGTACCAAGGTGCTATGCCTAGTAACATAGTTTACGTTACTAATAATGCTCAAATTATCCCTCAGACATCCGTAGATACCACGGTAGCGAGTGGAAGCACTGTGTATGCAGGGATACCCTATACGTTTAAGTATGAGTTATCCAAGATACAATTTAGAGAGAATAATATTGCTAATACAAATGCAAAACTACAACTGAGAAACATTAACTTTCTCTATAATAATAGTGGATTCTTTAAAATAAAAGTAACTCATGAACCTCAGACATTAACAATTAATAATGGTTCAGGAGGAACAACTACAATTACTCCTAGACCTGAGAAGGAAAAGATCTTTAATGGTTATTTAACTAACGTATCATCTATTGATGAATACAAGTTACTCTCTGGTACATTTAAAACTGGTATTATGGCTAATACTGAAAACGTAAAAATAACCTTGGAAAACAACCAGTATTTACCATCGAAATTTCAGAGTGCAGAGTGGGAAGGTATGCTTCATACAAGATCACAAAAGGTATGAAGTATTACTTAGGATTATGTGACGATAGTACGGAGCAAGATTGTCATGAATTAGCTCCATTTATGAAAGAAGTAGATAAGGATGAAGTCATGGCAAGTAGTGGACATGATCCTCTTACTTCTCTTATTAAATCAAGGGAATCTTCAGATATATGTTTTAGCATATTTTGGGAAAAAAATTTGATCGGGATGTGTGGAGTAGGGTATGTAAACTCTTACACAGGATCTCCTTGGATGCTAGGAAGTGATGCATTTGATGAGTTTAAAAACAAACATAAGAAACATTTTTATAAAGCGTGTAAAAAGTGGGTATTAGATATGAATAGTATGTACCCTTTATTGTGTAATTATGTAGACAAAAGGAACGATACATCAATACAATGGTTAAGACATCTAGGGTTTAGTTTTACACGTTTAATTGATAACTATGGATACGAAGGTAAACCATTTTGGGAATTCATAAGGATGTAATATATGTGTAGTCCAGGAGGAATGGCTGCAGGGCAATTAGCCCTTGGATTAGCAGGGGCATACTTTGCTGCTAAATCACAAAAAGAACAAGCAGAAGAATTTAATAAAAGAAAAGAAAGAGCAGATGCTAGAACACGAGATCAATTACTTACTTCTTATGGAATAGGTGCTCAAGAACATCAAAATTTACAAAGAGTTCATCAACGTGATGAAGATATAGCATCGGCACAACAAGTACAAAATCACATTAACAGTATAGAAGCTGAAGCATCTGAGAGGGTAGCATCAGAAAAACGTAGTGGACAATCTTCTGATCTTGTTTCTAGGAAAGTCCAAGGACAGTTCCTTAGAACTGATGATGCTATAAAAGAGGAATTAGCAGTAAAAGAAGAGAACAAGCATTTTGCTGAACAAAGTATTAAAGCAAATATGAACACTGTCAGATTTCAAGCAGAACAACAAATAGAATCAACACAGTTTATGAGTGGTCCAGATAGCATGTCTACTCTATTAGGTGCAGGAAATACAATATTAGGATCAACGGAAACTTACTACAAAATGAAGAGTTATCAGAATCCAAGTAGCGATAAAAAAACATCTTCTAAAGATTATTCTTTCACCAATAAAGCTCAAAATTGGTCATCAAATGTCCATAAACGAAGACCAGGAGCAACACCTTACTAATGTCTGAACAACCAATATCCCAAAGTAGGCTTAATCCTCCCTCACTATCAAGAGGTCTATCTGTCTCTTCTCCTACTGTAAAACAAGATCCTAGTGCTCAACGGTCCCAAGCTATCGGTAAAGCACTGTCTCAGATGAGTACTGCATTTGCAGGAGCATTTGGTGCAAAGTTTAAATATGATCAAGCAGAAGAACTGAAGAAACGTGAAGAAGAAGTAAAAGCAAAAAAGCGACAGGAAGATGAATTTAAGATCCAAGGAGAATCACTTGCACAAAGGTATGGTAGGGAAGGACTTTACGAAGCATTAAAAGCAGGACAGTACCATCCCAGAGTTGCTCATTTTGCTATGAGAAAAGGGCATGAACTTAGGATTGGCTATGAAAACCAAAGGCTTAAGACTCGTGCAGATGAAATAGCAACAAATGAATGGGAAAATTACAAAGCCTATCAAGCTAAAGTTACTAATGAGCCAAAAATACCTTGGGAAACTTATTTTTCTATTAGAATTAATGCCGAAAGACAGAATAGTACTGTAGGAATAAGTGAAGAGTTTAGTGATGTAATTAACCTTCAACAAGGTATGAATGCATTGCATATTTCTGCTGCAAAAGTATTTGTAGATGCAGAAGAAAACATTCATAAACAACGTCTTAGGCATAACATTGACACTGGCTTAGAAACCACTGGTTATCCCAAGAGTCATGCTGATTACATCGCATACAGAGAGTCAAACCTTAATTTAAATCCCGATAAAACCAGTACACCAATACGTGTTCACAATATTACTCAGTATGATACGGAGTACCTAGATAACATTATGTTAAGAGCAAAACGTCCTGGGATGACCTCAGATGACGAATTGTTCAGATCATTGGATTGGATTGATACTCCAGTAGCAAGGTTATCTAAGATATCCACGAGTAACCCTAAGTTCCAAGAAACCCAAAATCAACTTTTTGATATTCAAGAATCTCTTAGGAAGGAAGAAGAAAGAGTAGCTAAATCTGATAAAGGTATAGAAACAGATAGGATTAATAAAACATTAAGAGAAGAAATTGTAGAGACTGAAGCAAAGATTAGCTCTGGAGATTGGGAAGACTTAATGCTTTTAGGAGAAGAAACTTTTGGGAATGAGGAGTTTAGGATAAAGTTTGCCCAAACTAAAGAAGGTACTGATATTTTAGAAAGAGCAGAAGAAGATTATGAAAGAAGATTAAAGGAATTAGATAAACCAGCACCTTTTAGAAGTGAAGAACAACAAAGAGCAATTAAAGAAAGTCTAGATAAAGTAGAGCAAATACTTTTTGAACATGCTGATGGTACTGAAGGTTTTCCTACAAACGTAGTAAAACTTAAAGAAGTATATAATAGTATCTTTATGAATAAAGAGCTAAATCTCACTGGTGAAAAACGTGATGTATGGAATATGTACAAAGATCTTGTAAAAGATCCATTTGATAAAATTCAAAAACAAAACGAAGAACAAAGAAAGAAGAATAAATTAGAACGAGAAAAGAAAAGATATGAAGATGGATTAGTAGATTTACATAGAAAAAGGACAAGGTTTCAATTACTTAAAGATAATACAATTCCTGAAATTACAAGAAAAATCACTTCATACGAATCTCTTCTATTTAACTTAACTGAAGGAGATGGAAAAGAAATACAATCTCACGCTATAAAAACCAATGGTACTTGGCTTTATAGAATGGGACCAAAAAACTACATATCTCAAAAAAAAGAAATTGTAGATTCATTAGTAAGTCTAAGGAATAAACTTGAAACCAAAAGAAAAGAACAAGAAGAAAACACATTTAAAATTGAAAACGCTAATGTTACTGCAAAGATTCAATCGTTTGAACCTCAAGATACTGATGAAAACTTTATTGAAAAAAAGAAGGGTCTTAATGGACTATTAGAAGGTGAAGGACTTAACAAACTTAAGCCTAGTGATAGAATAGTACAGATAGGAAAAATAGGTAAATACCTACAAAAAATAGCAAGTAGTGAACTTAAGTTTGACCAAAGAAAAGAATACGATAAACAATGGAATAAAATAGATGCTAATCGAAATAATGTATCTGAACTAGATAAGATTATTACTTCACTAGGTAACAATAAAAAATTAGGAGATAAATCAAGTGAACTTAAACGGTTAGCAATTAAGACTAGGAATGCTCAACAAGAAATAAATAAAAAAGAAAAACAAGCAAATAACTACTCTACACTTTCTAGCTTATGGCAGGGAGATACCATTGTAGACTTTGGTAAACTTCAGACATTCAGAGGAAAAGTTGCAGTAGCTGATATAGCAGAATCAAAACGTGCATCATTATTCCAAAAGATTGGAGAAAAAGAAGTACAGACATGGGAAAGGTATTTGAAAGGTGAAAAAGAAAGAATTAAAGGTATTGAAAAAGAGGATGAGAAAGACAAAGCAAAAGATAAATTAGATGAAGAAGAACGGCAACAAGACCAATACTTTTCTATTAGAGAAGATATTGTAGTAGGACAAAGGAATAGAAATGACTTAGCTTCTATTAAGAAAAAAATAAATGACTTTAGTGCAAAGCAACTTGATAAAAAACATAAACAACCTCTACTTACTCTTATCGAAGGTTTCCAAAAAAGCATAGACGAAAAAGCTGATGCTGATGCTGCTCCACAAAGACAGAAAACTTATTTTAATACTCAGACTGAAATGATTAATTTGTTGGGCTTAGAAGATCCTAAAGTTGCTAGAGATAAACTTAGAAAGATAGGAAATAATATTCCTAATCTTGATGTAGATAAAAAGGGTAAGTCAGGACAACGTGAAAAATTGATGAATATGTATTCTCGATTTATAGGTGCTCTTAATGGTGCAGTTGATTCTGATATAAGAAGTAATGATAGAAAAGGAGCACAAGCATCGGTACTAGAAAACGAAGTAACAAATGCAGAAAAAGCTATTCAGATAGTTGGTTCTATTAACAAAGGATTACAAGAGGATAAGCCTGACTTTAATGGGTTACTTGCTCAATTAGATGAAGAAGCAAATTTTTTATTTTTGGTAGGAGGAGATGAAGTAGGATCTAAAGAAAAAAGAATTCTTAGGGAGTCTACATACGACAAATTACAGTCTCGTATCTATGCTCGTAGACATGAGCTTAGTGAATCAAAAAAGCAGAATAAAACTGATGCCAATATATATGTTGAAATAGATGAAGCTATTGACTTAATAAATCAAAGTTCCAAGGTTGAAGAAGTGTCATTACTTGAGACAAAAATTAACACAAAGTTTGCTACAGATCTTACTCTCACTGAAGCATCTCGTGATAAACTAATGCGAAGATTGAGAAGCAAACGTAAACCTATGTTTCCTATTTCAAAGGGAAGCATAGAACCAATAACTAGGGGAAGACAAAGAATCAGAAAGGCTTTTAAAATTGATCCAGACTTAATAAGTACTAATTATGAAGAATCAAGTTTTAAAGCGTTTGCTTCTGTTACAGAAGAATATGAAGATTGGATTCAAGATAGGATAGAAAGTCCACAAGTATACCCTAAATTTCACAATGATCCGCAATACAGAAGAGATCAAGTAGATTTAAAAATTAGAAAACTTCTTACACAAAATGAAGATCCAGTTGTCCAAGATTGGATAAATGCTAAAGAAAATTCATTATCATGGACAAGAATAACAAAGGACAAAAGAAAAACACCTAAAAAAGGTGACAACAAAACAAAGACTAATTCAGAACATGCTAATGCCTTTATTGGTAATGGTTTATTTAAACCAAAAACAAACACTCAACCATATAATCCTTTAAAACCATGACTGATTTGGTTGAACAACCTATTGAAGAACCTACTGAAGAACCTTTAGTAGAAACAAAGCAAAACGAGGAAGATTTTAACAAACCTCGTAATACCGAAAGAATAACTCCAGAAATTGATGAATCAGTATCTGATGCTTTATTTAGGCAATTTGATACACAAACAGGAATGTTTGGAAAAGAGGGAGAACATTATGGCAAATCAGCTATGCAAATGCTTCCTATATGGATGGAAGTAAAAAATAAAACAGATGATCCAGAAATTGACAACCTTATCTATCTTTTTCAAAAACGTGCAGAATCAGATAAACCAGAAAAATCTATCGGAGAATTAATTTCTGATGGTTCATACGGTGCTATTAAGAGTCTTTTTAATAGTGCTATTGACACTGGAAGAACTGCTATAGAAACAGTACCTGAAAGAGTTGTAGAAGGTCTTTATAACACTGTTAAAACTCCTATAAATAGTGCTATAGAAGCTATGTTATTTACTGCTGGCATGAGTATAACCAAAGATGAAAATGGTTATGCAGTCAGTATTGCACCTATAGGTAAAACTTTTCCTGCTAGTAACATAGATCAAGAATTCTTTGAAGATGCAGATGTAGGGTCAAATTATCAACCCAAGGGTCTAGGTACTCAACTCATGGCAGATGTAGGAGTAGGAACTGCTGAGTATTTACTTGGTAGTGCTGCTCTTAAACAAGTGAAGTACTTTGATGATGCAGTAAGTGGTATCAAAACTTTAGCGAGTACTACTGCTGGATCTACACTTATTGGTCAAGAAGAAAACCAAGTATTACCCCAGTTCAACAATCTTATTGCAGATGCAATGGTTGGCATGGGTGCATCTGAGGATGCCGTAGCAGGACTTAGGGTTGCCAAGAGTAGCAACGAATTTGAAAGGCTTATCAGACAGGCATCTAACGGTGTATTTGAAGGAGTTATAGGAGAGTCCTTTACTAGATTTATCGTTAAATATGGTACAGATGCGTTCAAATTCTTTGATGAATACTTTGGTGTACTCAAGAGATCTGATGAGGAAAAAGAACTTCTCAGGTATCAAATGAACGATCTTGAAAAAGGAGTAGGATCATTCTGGAAAAACGTAACAGATGAGTTTAAAGAGCTTTATCCTAAGAAACCAGAGGATCGAGTAATACCCAAAGAGGAGACTCCTTTTACCAGATTAAAACAAGCCTTAGATGAAGTAGATCCTAAGTCAGAAACAGGAGAAGAAGTACTTACTGAAAATATTCCTAAACCAAAAGCTATTAAAAAGATAAATCTACCTAAAGAAACTACTCTTACAGATAAAGAAATACATACTTATAAGTTTCCTCAAAAAATTACAGCTAAATTAACTGCTAATAGAGATATAGAACAAGGAACTGTAGTTGAAGCAAGACCTACTATTGGAGAAGGAGATAAATTATCTAGGGAAAACGGAGATAAACTTAATCTTATTACTGTTCATAAAGCAAGTGGAGGTAAAAGCGTAGGAGGTGCTTTAGGTTATGATCGTGCAGTTACTCTTAAAAATGTTGAATTTAAAATTAACCAAGAAGCAAGGTACTCAATAGCATCTGGGCAATCTACTAAGTATCCCATGATGACTGCAAGAGGAGAGATCCAACAAGTAGAAGCAAAGTTTAATGGTATTGAAGCTAATTTTAATCCTAAGAAAGATCACCTTCCCAGAATAGTAGAAACAGGACATGCCGTAAGATCCGCAGAAGAAGCAGTGCTTGTAGACCAAAGAATACTTCTTAGAGGTAAGATTACCTATTGGGATGAAGCATCTGCACCTAAACCACTTAACCAAGCAGATGTAGAAGGAATTGAATCAAAAAGATTAGCTACTTTTACAAAGACTCATGAACAAAGGGCAGACGGTAAGTGGTACAACAAAAAGACAGGAAAAGAAAAAGAAAATGTGCCGTTAGAATGGAGGGAAACTACTTCAGAAACAATCTTTAGACCTTCTGAGACACCTAAAAGTACTGGGAAAAAAGGTGTAAAAAATAAAAAACCATTAAAAGAACTTCCGTTTACTCCAAATGACTTAGGAAACTACTACAAACCTGGACAAGTTAATTTTGAGGATACTCCATTAATTAACCTTAAAAATGTAGAGAGTTCAGATGAAATGAAGCAAGCATTAAATGATGCTGCTTCTATGTATGAAAATAAACTTGGTCCTTGGAAGAATGATAAATTAACAAATGACCAAGTAATTGTTGCTGCAGGACACGCACGGAAACATATAGAGCAAATGCTTGGGTCTGAAAATATAGATCCCTTTATTCTTAGTCTTGCTAATACAACTGAGGGTATGCCTGTGATGACCTTGGTTGTCAGGGATTACCTATTAGATATTACTGGTGGACTTCAAAGATTCGGTAAGAAAATCGATGATATGCACCTTGCTTATAACAAAGGAGATGGACCAGAAGTTCCTAAAGCAATGCAAGCAGAGTTTCTTAGGGAACAACTTAGATTTCTTAATATGTCTCAGATTATTAGAGGAATCGGGAAAGACTTTGGTAGATCACTTCAAGCCTACAACATAATGGCTAAAGAAGGTGCAGAAAGAGTTAAACAGATTGAAGCTATGCTAATGGATGGAGCAGATAACAGTGCTCTTAATGTCCTAGAATTAGCAAGTATGATCGGATCTATGAAGCATCCTGAAGGGATCGCAAAAGTACTTGGTAGGAGTAAAGTAAAGAAAACTTTTGATGCTCTCCAGTACATAGCTATCAATGGGTTCCTTAGTTCATTTACAGATGATGCCGTGAACCTCACTGCTAACATGGCATTCTATAAGATGACGATCCTTGAGGATTACATGATGGCATCCATGAATACCATTGAAAAAGGTATTGGGTTAAAGGGTGGAGGAATGCAGTGGGATGAAGTACGTGCAGGAGATTTTGGGACATTACAAGCCTATTGGGAAATGTTCCAAAGTGACTACCGTTACCAAGGAAGAAGTCCTCTTGCTGCTGGTGCTAGAGCATTCAGAGATCTACCACAGAATCCAAAGCAAGCTCATGAAATGGTCAATACATTTAATACAGATCAACAAGCATCTGAAAAGTTCATGGGAATGGCATTATCAGATCAGTTCTCTGCATCTGGGTTTGGAATGGAGAATACTGGAAAACCTCTTAATCAAATGGTTAGAGGACTAACAAATGCCACAGGGTTTGCTATAGGAACCCCCGGACGTACCCTTCTTGCAGGAGATCAATTTTCAAGAGTCTTTTTCTACAGACGAGCACTCCACATGCTTGCAATGAACCGTGCGGTAAAGTCAGGAGCAAAAGGACTTGAGAGATACACAATGTATCATGATTTAATTAAGAATCTCCCAGAAGACTTGGATTCTGCTGCCCAAGATCTTGCACATGTGCAATTATTGCAGGAAGAGTTTAAGCCTGGTGGATTTATGGATAAATTTGAAAAATCAAGGAGATCCAAATTCAATGATATTGATCGTAGTTTTGCAGAAAACCTCGGTGCAAATATGCTTACCTCCTACATCCAATCTAAAAATCCTTTTCTTAAAACTTTATTTAATGCTTTTAAACAAAGTGTTTACGAAAGAGGACCAAATGCATTTATAAGAATGGGATTAAATCCTAAAAAAATGCTTAATGATCCTAGATATCGTCAATTAATGATGGCACGAGGGTTAAGTGGATCAACTCTGTTAGTAATGGGATATGGAGCATCCCAAGGATTAAACTTTGGTGAAAATGATGAAGTAGAAATGCAATTGAAAACTGGAGGATTACATTCAACTTACTCTAGAGACTTTGTATATCAATCAAGAAGACTTCCTCCTACTTTAGACTTTACAAACAAAACCACTGGAGAAACTACAACTTTTCCAATAGGTAGAGGAGATCCCTTTATCACCTTTATTACCATAGGTGGTGCAGTAGGTGAGTATGTGGAGCTAGAAAACCAAATTAACTCTATGCGAATACCGGGGGATTCAGAGACTGCAAATATACTTGAAGAAGAAAACTACTACAGATTGTATTGGAGTCTTGGATCTCTTGCTCTTGATAAGTCAATGATGAAAGGAATAAGAGATACTTTTGAAGCACTTAATCCTATGGGGCCAGGGTTTGATCCTAGTAAAGAAGTAGCAAATTATGCTGGTTATTTAAATCCTGCTCAGAGTGCTTTTTCAAGTATGAGAAGGAACGTACAAAAGGCTACTTCAGATAACATTACTTTAAAGGATATTCCTAAGTACACCTTGGAAAAAGGAGCAGATAATGCCACCAGTTATGTAGGTGCAGGAACATTCATGCCAAACCTTACTGATGAGCAAATTAAAAAGATAAGTTTTGGCTTAAGAGTTTGGGAAAACTTAAAGATGGATTTTGCTCAGAAGAATATTTTTAGTAAAGATCCACAAACAGGAATAATTAAGCCATTAGCAGGAGCAACTGCGGTATTAGATATGGAAGGTAATGTGGCTCGATTACATGATGTTGCAGAACCTCTTCATAAGAAACTCTTAAAGCAAATGTTCATACCTTGGCATTCCAGAAAAGTAAAAGAGTCAACTACAGATTTTTTAACGTATAATCTTAAAATTCCTTTTGAGCATCCTAAGAGATGGAAAAACAAAATAGTAGGTGGATATAAAATCCCACTTAACTATAAACAAAGGTATGAATGGGCAGTAGAATTTGGTAAGCTAAATCGCAAAACAATTGGTGATGTTCCAATTTACAAGGACTTTGCTAATCAATGGAAAAAGAAACAAAAACCAGATCCAATATTAATTGAATCATTTCACAAAAAAATACATAAGCGATTAAATGATAATAAAGATGATGCTTTTAAACTTATGTATATAAAGTACCCAGAACTTCTTCTTAAGGTTAAAGAAAAAGAAAAAGCAGGAAAAAAGCAAAAAGACAAAGGATTTATAAAGAAACTCTTAGAAGCATTTTAACCCATGCCAACACCAGCCCAAACAGGACCATTTAGTTACGATGAGTACACTTTTTCTAGCTCAAGTAATAATAGAACCCTGACAATTAATAAATCTACATTTGATACATCAGTAGGAGAAGTACTTGAAGTCTATGTAGCAGGGACTCTCCTTGATTCAACTAATGCTACCGCAGGGTACGCACAATACACGGTAAACACTAATAAAACTCAGGTAACAATCAACGGAAGTGTATCTATTACAGATAATGCAAGAATACTCCTACAACGTGTATCAAATCGAACTACTAAAACAGTAGATTTTCAACCTGGATCTGTAATTAGAGAAGCAGATCTTGACGGTGCTAATAACCAAATTTTCCGTATTGCTCAAGAAGCAATTGATACTGCTAAAGATGCAATGCCTAAGACTCCATCGGGAGACTTTGATGCATCTAATAACAAATTGATTAACCTTGGTTACCCTAGTGCTTCTACAGATGGAGCAACTAAATCTTATGTTGATGCAATAGCTTCAGGAACAGGACAAAACTTAGTCTCTGATAGTGGTACTTTTACTCTTACTAATAAAACAATAGATGTAGATAGTAATACTGTATCTAACATTGAAGTAGATAACCTTAAATCTGGAGTACTTGATACTGATCTTAGTAGTGTTTCAGGTAGCGATAATACTCTTGCTTCAGCTAAAGCAATTAAGACTTATGTTGACACTCAAGTTGATACAAAAGACCAACTATCAGAACTTGATGATACTGAATTTACAAGTTTAGCTGATAACCATGTTTTGTCTTATCATAATTCAAGTAGTAAATGGAAAAACCAAACACCATCAGATGCAGGATTAGCATCTAGTAGTGATGCACTTTCAAACGCAATTATCATGTCAATAGCTTTAGGATAATCATGTCAAAATTTGTAAATATTATTAAAAATGGTGTAGCTACTACCAATATAATTGATGCTCAAAGTGATGCTGCAAAAATAGGAGATCTTTCAGCAATATCTACTGATAAAGGTCACGTATTAATTGGTCTTAATATAGCCAATACTCATGCTACTGAAAATGTAACTATAGATGTGGCAATAGCTAACGCAGCTGGTACTCCTCATACAATAGCAGGGTACATTGGAAAGAATGTAGTTGTACCTCCAGGGGGTAATGTTGAACTTGTAGATGGAAAAATTGTTCTTAATGTAACTACCCAACAATTAAGAGCTAAAAAAGGATCAGAGGGTTCCGCAGATATTATTGTTTCAGTATTGGAGAACGCATAAATGAAAAGACAAGGAAACGGAAGTATAACCCAAGGAAACTTTACACCCTTACAAACAGATAGTAGTGGTATTACTGGTCATGTTTCTAGCACTTTATCGGGTGTACTAAGAAACCCTAAAACTATTAATTCTGCTGTAACAATAAGTGCAGATGAGA